ACCATTTTGGCGGACCCGCGCACACGGTCTTGTGGGCGCTTGATTCAAGCCCTTCGTAATATGTATAAACCACACACAGTCTGCCGCGCCTGCGGTTACGGCACAAACCCCAATGCACCCGGAAGCAAATGCCAGCCGTTCACCCAGCGGCTTCTGCCCGTCTTTGATCTGGGCCTGCAACCCCTCGCCAATGATTTCTGCAACGAAACCGAGGAACGCTCCGGCTTTGCGCCGCTGGAAGTTCTCTACTGTCCGAACTGCACCCTGGCGCAACTGAGCGTCGTGGTGAGGCCGGAGATTCTGTACTCGAAGTACAACTACGTCACGTCCAAGAGCGAGACGATGCGCCGGCATTTCGAGCATCTGTGGAAGGCCATCCGGGAGGAGTGTGCTCCGAAGGAGGTTCTGGAGATCGGGAGCAACGACGGAGATTTTCTGGCGTACATCAAAGCGAACGGGGCCGAGAGGGTTCTTGGAATTGACCCGGCCATGAACCTCGTGAAGCTGGCCGAGGCGCAGGGCGTTCCGACCGTACCGGCGGTATTCGATCCAGAGATTGCCGGGAAGATCGGGCCGTTTGACTGCATCATCGCCCGTCACGTCTTTTGTCATGCAGACGACTGGCTGGGTTTCATGCAAGCCTGCGAGATTTGCACGACGGAATCGGGATGCGTGGTGATCGAGGTTCCCTACTGCGGTGATACGTTGCGGGGTTTGGAATTCGACCAGTGCTATCATGAACACCTGAGTTATCTGACGTTAAGGGCGATGGCGGCATTGCTGCGGAGGACAAGATTCGAGATCGTCAACATCGTCCGTGTTTCGATTCACGGCGGGAGTATCGTGCTATTCCTCCGCAAACGCGGATCGCCGTTTCCGAACCGGAAAATCGTGGAGGAATTCATCGAGGATGAAAATATCACCGTGGATGATTGGAAGCGTTTTCAGACAGATTGCGCTCGTAAAATCAAGAGTTTGCGCGAGGTTGTGGAGAGGGTGGTTAATCACGGGAAACTCGTTTGTGGGTATGGGGCTGCCGCCAAGAGCACCGTCTGGGTCAACGCCTGCAAGTTCAGGCGGACGGAGGTGGCGTTCATCTGCGACAACACCCCGCAGAAGCAGTGGAAGTATTCTCCCGGCAGCGACATCCCGATCACCGACGAGGGCGCCCTGCTCCGGGACCGCCCCGGCTACGCAATCCTGTTCGCGTGGGCTTTCACCGACGAGATCATCTCCAAGAATTCCCAGTGGATTGAAGGGGGGGGGCGCTTCATCGTGCCCACCAGTGAGGGAGTTGAAATTCTTCCGGAACACTAATTTCTGTTGCCAATGCCGCGCGAAAGGCGTAAAGCGTCGGCATGAGCGCACCCGTAACGCCGAATGATTTCAAAGCGGCAATGGTGGACACCACCGCCCAGCTTTGCTCTGGGTTCAACAAGGCCCTGAGTTGGAGAGGAGCCCTCCTTTACAAACTGGTCAACTGGCTTCTGGACGCCGATGGCAACCTGAACCCCGCCGTCTTGGGCATCGGCACGCTTGAGTTCTCCGCCGCGCAACTGACGGAGACGGGGAGGCTCCTCTGCAATGGCCGTGCGGTGTCGCGCACTACCTATGTGAATCTGTTCGGAGTGATTGGAACGACCTTCGGCCCTGGAGACGGCGTGAACACATTCAACATCCCGGACTTTCAGGACCGATTCCCGATAGGCACGAGCGGCACCAAACCGTTGGCTTCAACCGGAGGAGAGGCGGAGCACGTCTTGACGCTCGAAGAACTCGCCCCTCACACCCATCCATTTACGGTGCCCAAGGATAACAGTCCGAACGCCGGAGAGTTTGGGTTTTTGTGGGAGGAGACTTCGACAAGCCCTCCTGATTATAATGGGGTCACTGAGGAGGGTGGAGGCGATCCTACAAGCGGAACGCCGCCTGTGAGTGCAGAGGCGCACAATAACATACCGCCGTATCTCGCGGTCTTTATTTACATTCGGGCATGACCGGCGCGATTTACAAAGAACGCCCGGAGGTCCTGACGTTGGTTCAGGCGCAGAGGTATTTGGGAGAGCGATACCGTGCGGGAGATGGATTTCCTGAAATCGAACACGTTGCTGCTGCGGGTGGAGTTCCAGAGCACGGCCTGATCCACCTTCTTGAAGGGGACATCACAGTAAACCTAGGCGACTACGTTACTTCGGCTCCCGGAGTCGAGGGGAGCTATCCCGGCTATGGTTTCTCTGGCGCGTATCCGTGGTATCAGTTTGAAGCGCAGTACGAACCAAAATAGGCAATGGCCTCCAACACCAAAGACCTTTCGCTCGCGCCGTTGACCGGAGTGCTGGACCTGCGTTCCTCTCCCGATTCGCTGCCGCAGGGCGCCGTCAGAATGAGGCAGAACTTCCAGACCACAGGGGAAGGGAAGCTCCGCCGGGGCACAGGCTTTCAGAAGTTCCTGAGTCCAACCGACATCGCGGTTGAGTACAACAACGAGGATTTCCACGATCAACTTCTCCTGTTCGGAAGTCGCATCCGGCAACCTGTTACGCTGTTGTATCCGGCCACGTCCATGCGGCAGGTGCGCTCGTTGTTCCTGGCGAATCAATCCTGCATCGCTCGGCTGAACGAGTACTCCGGGAACTACAAGATTCTCGGCACAGGGTTTGGAGGCGTCCCGGCAACGAGTGCGTCGGCGCCACGATTCAAGGCGGCATGTCTGGGGGACTACCTGGCGTTCACGAACGATTTCGACAAACCGAAGTACCACATCTTGGAGCAGACTGGCATCGAGGGTGAATCGCTCTATGAGTTTGATGATTTCGATTTGATTGGCCTCCGGCGTGCCCGGTGCGTCTGGTCGTTCGCCAACTGCCTGTTCTTCGCCAACGTGGAGATGGACTCGCAGCGGTACGGCAATCGTATTCTGTGGTCGAACTACGCGAACCCGACGAGCTTCGATCCGGCCAAGCAGGCTTCGATCACGGGCTACTACGACCTCTATCCCCACGAGACGATTCTGGCCGGCGAAGTCCTTGGCAACGTGTTCCTGATCTACACGACGCATGGCATCTGGGAGATGTCGGTGATTGGCGGGGCGCAGTCCTTTGCCTTCAGGCGGGTGTACAGCGCGGAGAAAAACGAAAACAGCGGTGTCTTGGCCTTCCCGAACATGCTGGTGAATCTCGGGGACGTGCATCTGTTCGCGGATCAAGACGGTCTGAACGTGTTCAGTCCGCTCTACGCCAACCCGGATCGTCCTGAGTGGCTGCACCGGGCCACGACGCTTTTGTTCGACAACATTGACGCGACGAACTGCGAGGTCCACGTCGGCGGACTGAACGGAGATGAAGTGATGTTCAGCATCGCGGAAGTGGATGAGGAAAATGAGTGCCCGAACGTCTCGCTGCGCATCAACACGAGCTACAAGACCTGCGACGTGGTGGATCACGGGTTCACGGCCTTTTGCAACTACAGTCCGCAACGGACGCCGACCATCCGGGATTTCATCATTGAGAATGGGATTTGCACGGTGGAGGGGCTAACGGCTCTGGGGCACGGCTACGTCTTTGAGGGGTTGCCTCGCCCGATGTTCGAGCTTCCCGACGGGTTCGTAGGCCCGAACCACATTTACACCGATCAGACGGTGGACGTGGATGGCGTGCTGGTTGAGGATTGGACGCAGCCTGCCGCATCGAGCGATTCGCTCTGCGCCCTGCTCGACGGCGAAATTCTCGATGACATCTGCAAGGCGTGCAAGAGCGAGGCGAAGTGGGTTGCCGCGAGTTCCCAGGACTGGTGCCTGAAACAACTCGGCGGCGTGTTCTACCGCGAGATTTGCCAGAACCCGGAAGGATTGGGAATTGAGCATTTCCTGGCACCGCCGGCGGACTAAAAGCGTATGGCCACCCCTCCCTACATCACGGTCGAGAAACGGGCAACCACGCTGGCGACGTTCGAGCACGCCTCGATTGAACTCGTGGTGAAGTGCCTCGGGGACGCTGACTGGCGCGAGCCGGTGGATGTCATGTTGGTCTTGGACGGGTCAACATCAATGGCAGGCGATCCCTTGATAGACATGAAGGCCGCGGCGATAGCCTTCATTAACCTGTTGGATGCGGATCAGGACAAGGTGGGTCTGACTTCATTTGCAACGACGGCCACGCTTCGCTCGGCTCTGACAACCGACTTCGCCAGCGTCAAGATTGCCATTAACGCGCTCACCGCAGACGGCGTCACAAATATGTGCGCGGGCATTCACACGGGCCAAGATGAACTTGTGGCGAATGGGCGCGAGGATGTTGCCCCCGTGATGATTCTCCTGTCAGACGGAGTGGCCAACAAGACCTGTGCCGGCGTCTCCTGTGCCACTCCTTCGACAAGCCCGAACGCTTGCACAAACGCCGCGGTAAGTGAAGCGACGGCGACCAAGGCCGCAGGAACGAGCATCTACACCATCGGCTTAAATCTGGACACAGTGGAATCCGATTTTGCTGGCGCGGGTGTGTTTGCAGAGACGATCTTGGAATCCATCGCCACCGCTCCGAACTACTACTACGAGTCACCGAGCACGGAGGATTTGGAAGATGTCCTGGCGCAGATTGCCGATGCTCTGGCGGGGAATCCAACCAACGTCGTTGTCACCGATATTCTCGATACGGGAGTCACCTTTGTTGGCCCCGGCGTGCCCGTGCCCGACGACATCACAGGGCAAACTCTGACGTGGAACATCGGCACGATGGAAGTCGGGGACGTGGAGACGTTCACGTTCGAGGTCTCGTTTGATTCCGCGGTAGTGCCCCGGCTCGTGGAGGAATGGCCCGAGTCCGTTGTGGAGTACGTGGATTACGAGGAATCCGACCAGACCGTCATCATTCCGCAGTGCTACGTGACGGAAGGCTGGCCGGCGGTCGCGGCCCCTGTGATTTCTCCCGATGGCGGGAACTTCACCGACAGCGTGGAAGTCACGCTGACCTGCGCCACGGCGGGCGCGGCGATCCGCTACACGCTCAACACCGCAGAGGATGAAGCTGATGAACTTGAGACCCTCCTTGAAACGCACACCGCAGAAGAAGCCGCCGCGGAGATGGACGCGAATCACGCGCCAACCGCGGCCTCGACGCTCTACGCCGTGCCCTTTGATTTGGCCGAGCCGTTGGTCCTGCGGGTGAAGGCGTTCAAGGCGAACTACACCGACAGCCCGATGGTGTCGGCGACGTTCGCCGTCTCGCCCAGCTACCAGAGTTCCGCAGGCAGCTACGAGTTGGAGGGCATCACGTCGCTCCTGAGATTCGCCCCCTTGTTCGTCAAGAATGCCGGCGTGATTGCGCGCTCACTCGAACTGGATTCCTTGGCGGCACCGCAGAGTCCGCCGCCGAGTCAGATTGGTTTGCGCGTGGGCGTCTCGGCGCAGGTGGCGGACCCGAACACCGACGATTGCCGCCTCGTATGGCACCAGCACAGCCTGAAGAATCTGACGTGTCTCAGCCCGGACACGGCCGCACAACATCGGGCGAAGAACACGCAGCCGAGCGCGACACTTCGCTGGAGCTTCCTGCGCAGGGGAAAAATTCTCTACATGGAACTGAGGATTGACGGCCTGTACGGTGACGCGGAATTCAGCCGGGTGACATCCGAACTCGAACGGTACGAGATCGTGCACTACTGACATGCCAAGTCCCCTCGACAGGTTTGCGACCAAGACCCCGGAAGCGGAGAATTTCGACGTGCCGGCACTGCCCAAACTCGCGGACTACCTCACCGAACACGGGCTGAAGGCCGGGGCGCCGAAGTTCGATGAGGCGATGCAGACCTGGCTGCGGAACTTCAAGCTCAACCTCAATGCCAAAATCATGGGCAAAGCCGGAGTTTCGCCTGGCGACGGCAAGTGACATCCCCTTCATCCTGGAACTGCTGCGCGAGTTCTACCGCAAGGCGGGCGCAGTTGTTTTCGCGGGCATCCCCTTTGACGGTCCCTCGACGATCCTGACCATTGCCGACGTGCTGGCGCGCGGCCTGTGTCTCGTGGGGCCGAGCAGTTGCGCCGGAGCGATGTTCTACCCGTTTGCATATAATCACAACGCGCGCATTGCTTTCGTCCAGTTCTGGTACTTCAAGAATGCCCGGGAGATTGCGATATTCGAGGCCCTCTGTGGCGCCTGCAAGGCCGCTGGGGCGACGCACATCTGGGCCGCAAGCCTTGCCCCCAAGCACGCCATCTCAAGGTGGTATCAAAAAAAGGGCTTGTCAGAATGCGAAAGTGAGCATATTGGACAGTTGATATGAGTGGAATGGCAGGAATGGATATGGGCGGAATGACCAAAGCGGGCGGCGCCGCAATGGGCGGGGCAGGTGCCATAACTGCCGGAACAGGTTCAGGCATTGAGGCGCTCGGTGCCCTTTTTGGGAATACGGGAGAGATGACTTTCCCTTTCAAATGGCCGGCGCTTGGAACTGCGGTTAAGGGAGGGCTGAGTCTGGCGCAGCAGATTAAAGACTCGCTAGACGCGGCTTACCAGAAGTACAGAAGCGCCTACCTCTCGAATTACCCAGCCACAAAGACGGCCACCGGACAGGAGATTGGCACCATCGATCAATTCTACAACGGTCAGATGGCCTCGCAACTCGCGCAGTTGCGAGCGGCACAGAATGCGGCGGGTATTGACGCGGCCAACTTGTATTCCAACCGGGCCATTCGCGGTGTGAACTCCGGGTTGCTCGGAATGCCAGGAGGAGGCAGTTCCTACGGAAGCCGGATGCTCATTGACGCTACGGCGCCTTACTACGTGCAGGCTGCTCAAGCCGATGCCGCAGCGCAACGTGCGGACCTTGGATACCTGACGCAGAACCAGCTTGGCCTCGCAGGACAGCGGCAGAAGATGATGGCCGACCTCGCCGCCTACGGTCTCGTGCCTGAGAACGTGAGACAGCAGAACTTCGGCAACTACCTTGGCAACCTTGCGGCACTGGAGCAGCTTTTCAATCAAGGCACGTACTCCAAGTACAACCCATCCGAGACGGAGATCATCGGCGGAGCCCTCAAGGAACAGGGCGGATATTTGATGAGCGCGGGCGCTGCTGCGGGCGGAGGCGGTGGTGGTGGCGGTCCCGCACCAAACACAACGACAGGGCAGGCAAGATATTCTGGATTGGCTCCGGTAGCGCCAATGTCAGCGGATGCGTTTCAAAACTACCTCTACGCAGGCGGAATGCCGGGCGGTGGTCCTACACAATCCTTCGCGCCGCAAGGACTCTGGGGCGGTTCAAACGCCTACCTGCCGTACTATTCAATGGCGCCCACCGTGAACTACGGAGTTCCACAGGGAAGTTCCATTTGGGGAGGGGGATTGTAAATGGCCTACTTTGGTGATAGTCCCGGCCAAGCGTTCGGGTTCTACGAAGCTCAAAAAGCGAATCGAGAACGCGCATTGCAGAACGCTTTTCAGATGATGCAGACGCGCAACCAATACGCCGCGCAGAACGAACTCGCCAACCGCCAGCTTCAGTACAACATCGGCAGGGCAACTCAGGCGGATGTCTTGGCCGGACGCCAGTTGCAGGCCGGAATTGACGAGGCAGCGGCGTCTCGAAGATTTCAGAATCAGCACACCGGGCCGGAGATTGACGCTCGCACGCGACAGTACAACGCGCTGGCGGACCAAGCCGCAAAGGCACCCAACCCGAAACTTTCGGCTCTCCAAGAGCAGGACTATCGAGACGCGCAACACGATGCCGACTTGGGGCTTTTCCTCAGTCCCGATCAAATCACCGCACGATACGAAAATCTTGCTCCGGGAAGGACGGAGGCACTTTGGGCAAGAAACCAAGACATTCAACAGATTGGGGAATCGAACCACTTGCAATCGAAGCAGGCGGCTTCCTTGATAAATAGCTACTGGGACCTCAACTCCCAGATCAAACAGCGTGCCGCCGAACTTGGACTGGCAAAAGATTCATCCGGCAATCCTTTACCGGGAACGGTTCCTCGATTGGGGGGCATCTATGGATTCAGGCATGAAAATCCCGACTACATTGTAAAACGACGCGGGTACGAAGCGATGCTTGCGGACAAACAGCAACTTGAACGTATCGTCAAAGGACCGCTGGAAAATCCCAGAGCTTACAACATCATTTTCGGGGAGGGAGGTAAGGCGTTTTCCACCGTGCCAGCGCCGTACCACATGCGCGCGATGCAGACGAACTCTCCCTCTGCCGGTGCCGACAGAAGTTTCCCCTACACCGGCGAGATGTACGCCTTGCCGGCTGGGGGTGGAATGCCGATGAATCTTTCGAGCAGCCGCGTTCCGAACTACCAGTTCCCGGTTGGAATGCCTCCGCAGAGTTACCCGCCGATGGGGACGAATCGCGCCATGCCTCTGTCTCCCGTCTATTCCGGAATCGTTATGCCGGGCGGAACGAACGCGCCGCGGTTCAACCCGGCACTCGTGAACTCGCAGGCGGACTACGATGCCCTTGCGCCCGGTGCGGCGTACCTGGACTCACAGGGGAACATCTGGCGCAAGCGGTGACGCCTCAGCGAATTTTGTTGAAACCCTCTTGCGGATGCCGTAAAGCGCCTTCATGGCTTTCAGTCCGCCAAGCACAGACGAACTGGTTGTTCCCGCTCCCTCGTGGAAACCACCGGAGACGGATGAGCTTGTTGCCCCCGTAACGCAGAGGACAGGACGCTCCCTGCGGTTCACTCCGCCGGCGACGGACGAGTTGCTGGTTCCGGGGCCGCCGCCCGCCCCTGCGATCAGCAACGTGAGCGTGAATGCGCCGCCGGTGTTGGCGGTGCAGGCCCCGACGAATCTCATTCCAAGCACCGCCGGGCCGTTGCCTCCAACTGAAGCCGATGCTGGAATTTCAGAAGAAGTGCTTGGTTTTGGGAGAGCCTTGAATCGCGGCTGGCGAAGTTTTGTTCAATCGCTGGATGTGACGGCCATGCGTCAAGCTCCT